GATATAAATAGACTACAAAGATAAGTATGAATAGTTAATACTTGAGTAGATACTTGAGTTGATACTTGAGTTGATACTTGAGTTGATACTTGAGTTGATACTTGGGTTGATACTTGGGTTGATACTTGGGTTGATACATGGGTTGATACATGAGTTGATACTTGGGTTGATATATGAGTTGATACTTGAGTTGATATATGAGTTGATACTTGAGTTGATACTTATAGTAATAGCTATAGGTTAACCGCTCTCTCACTAATACGGGTACTTAAGTATTATTGTTTATTGTTATTAAAAAAAAAATAGACTCTATCTCTCATGCACATGAAATAAAACAGCGAGTACAAAATAAAATGACTTGCTCCAATAAATATATTTCCTACTGCAACGGATATATTATCCCTTGCTGTGTATATAGTGTAGATTTTTTTTTGCATGACGAGTTTATTTTCTCGCCGTGTGGGTGAGCGCGCCCACGAACGGGGGATTTCTGCCCGTTTCTGTACGTTAATACCCTTTCATATTTTTTTATTAAATATTAGCTAAGATTGTCGTATTTTAGCCACAGATTGTAGGCGGGTAGCTATATCTGCTGCCCTAGTAGGCATGATTTTTACCCAACTAGAGGATTTCATTAAAACTCCTGCTGTGTGGTACTGTGGGGGGTCTAAATTTAAGGCTGAGACCACCAACTCAAGTTCGGTTGGGTGCTTTTCACTCAGCAAAAACACAAGTTCCACTATAATACCCACAGCTTTGGGGTGAATTGAGGGATTTGTTAGTAGTTTTTCAGCTTTTTTGCACAGTTTAGGGAAGTCTTTTTTAGCTTTTTCGTCCCATGCGGTTATTCGTGCTTTGGTGATTTCTCTACGAATCCCACTAAATTTAGTCATGGTTTCTCCTTAACAGTTAGAGAAGCAATATACAGGTTTATATTCGGGGGACGTATAAACTACCCATAAGAAATAGATAGATATACACGCTATGCATATTCCGATTATCAGTTCTCGTTTGTTGTAGTTCTTCATCTAGTTTTTCCACAGCATTTTTTTGGACGCCTTTTCCACCTTTTACCCCATGCCCAATTACTTATGATTACAGCGTACTTTTCAACAGTTTGTAAAAAGTAGTAGTAGGTGTTTCTCATAATATTATTAAGATGGGTCATATTAGTGTACCTTATTTTGTACGCTTTTCATTAAGTCGCTCAATGTGGTTGCACGAGTGTTGGTTTGTCTTGCCCACTTACTATCTAACATTTCGTCTCCTGCTTTTTCATACTCTCCGTTTTTTACAAACTCTAATGTCTTTTTAAATTTTGATGTTCCATCTACTCCCATTTGATACGCCATTTCGACTAATATACCAAATGCGATAGGGTGCGTCTTACTTTCGTCTACTAATTTTCTCGTGCCTGTTAATGCGATATTAAAATCTTTTTCAAACACATCTTCCCAATATGCTTTAGTATAATTGAATTGCTCCCCAGTAATATTTGGATTGTGTTCGCCTTCGTTTACTTTATGTCCATAGCCACCTGTTTTAAACGGTTCGTATATCGGTTCACCTTTATCAGTGTCATAATCAAGCTTATAGGGAAGCCTTCTATATCCTTCGTGTTTTTTAATACGGTCTTTAGTACGTTGATGTCCTTCTTCTGTACTGGCAAAAGGGTATTGTGTAATAACAATATCTGCAGTGCTCACATATTCTGTGTCTTCACCCATAATCGTTTTGACCATTTGTGCGCCTTCCTATTTAACTAGCCATGCCATTAAGGCTATGACTATTAGTATTATTATTAAAATTGTATTAAGTATAAATCCTTGCATATTAATCGTTTATCCAACTGTCTCCCTCTAACGGGCGACCTATGGCGTTCTCCATAAAATTATCTAAGTCGTGTTGCAGTAAATCTTCTTTATGTTGATTGTACGCTAGGGTTTGGTCTCTGTCCATGCGTTCAACCCAGTAATTTGAACAAATAGAAAGAGCGTCTATTTGGTCATCATGTCGCAATGCACCTTTGTCTCGTGTAATCCTAGTCATTTGTTTGAATAATTGGTGCTGTGGACTAAGAGTAAAATCTTCTTTAACGATACTTTCATCTACAACAAGACGGTGTGTATTCATTATAGGTTCTAAGGTATCAATAATACGCTTCTCTTTTTGGATATTATGGCGGACTTCTTCAATGTCGCATGGGTGTATCTTTGCCATAACAGGTTTTAACAAGGCAGTTGCCATGCCATCACCGAAGTTTGATTCAATGACTACGTTATTTACCTTCTGTTGTTTAGCAATGTCCGCTAATTGTGTTAAGGTTTTATCCGAGTATCCCCCATCAAGAGCACCAACTGCAGTTAGATATAAAATACCGTGAAGCATTTTAAGCACAGCATAAGCTGTTTTATCTTCTCCACGTCCTGCAGGGTCAATAGACATTGCCACGCCTTCAAATTTGGTAAATTCATCTGACATGTATAGCGGGGAAGTGTAATAATCACCTTTTAATCCTACATTGGGTATTTCAGGGTCGAGTGCTTTAATTTGGTCTTGTCCTGACGCCCACTGAATTTTCGCAGGAGCTTCGTCCCATGTGCTGCACCCTGATACTATAATTAAATCATTTAATCTGAGTGGGTATCTATTGGTATCTGACATGGTGGTGTCCAACATAAATTGCAAGTTGAACCCTGAACGCCCATAAGAGGATAGCCGCTCTAATAAGTCAATCTCATCAAATCTATCGGGGTCGGTTGGTTTATTCTCTTTATCTTTTGCTTTTACTTTAGCAATGAGTGAAGATAATTTGTCTCCATATCCAATACGTTGTTCACTTGTTGGGTAAAGTGCTGTCCATATTGTGGTGTGGAAACCCCTTTCATCTAAAGAGTTGTAAAGGGACATTTCAGTTTGTGGCGTTCCTAGAAAGATAATACGACCGACTTCAGGTTTAATAATAGCGTCAAATTCTTTTACAGTTTCACTTAGGCGGTCTCGCATAAGTTGTGTTTGGGAGTTGTTCGCAGATTCTACGTCATCAGCAATAATTAAATCAGCACGGCTACCCGTTAATTGTCCCGTAATACCCATTGATTTTACAGAGGGAGAGTGGGACGCTTTTGCAGGAGCAACATCAAAACTTATTTTACTATGACGTTGGTTGTCTTTCGGTTGTAAATGCTGTAATAACGGCATTTCAGAAATAAGACGCTGTGTAAATGTGCTAAAGTCATCAGCACGGCTTTTACTAGCGGACACCACTAAGATATTTCGATTAGGATTTAATAATAACTGGTGGCACACATAAGCAGAAGTAATCCAAGATTTTCCTACACCTCGAAAGGCTTGTATAACTAATCTTCGGTGTTTAGTTTGGAGATAATCGGCTATGTCATATTGGATTGGTGTCGGTTTTGGTAAGCCTAAATGTCTCCAACATAAATATAAGAAATTCTTAAAATCAATTAATCGTTTGTCCATTAATGTTTGGCACGGTTATATCTTCGTAAAGTAACATGGAGATTTCGAGAACTGTTGTTACGAGGGTTTCCGTCTACATGGTGTACGTCTCGATTATCACCTTTCGACACTCGTCCCGAACGTAATAGCTGTCGCCTTACTTTATTGCGGCTTGCTCTATCTTTTTTCGATTTCGTTGACGATTGGAATAAAAGATATTCCCGTCTATAGTTTCGTTTTTTAACCATTTTCTTCCTCTATATTAAAAGGTAATGTTTCTAAGATTTCATGTGCTTTTTCCACTATGTTTTCTGAACTATAGGTTTTACACACCTCTAAACACACTTTCATTTCTGAAGCAGTGAGTTTTCCACCTGATTTTAGTTTTTTATAAGCGTGGGACACCAATAAAACTGGTAATTCTTCAAGAATTTTTTCAATAGAAGTTTCTTTAGGGACGTTCTCTTTTTGAGTTTTTTCCTTCATTTAATACTTAGATTTTATTAACCATATTATAGCAGCAATCACACAGCCCATAACAATGATTTGTAATAAACGGTAATCCATACCTGTATCTAATGGAGACATTTAATTAGCCTGCAAGACCTAAAACCCATACAATAATACAGAGAGCAATAAACCAGAATAGCACTTTCTTATCAGGTACTATTGTGTTTGTCCAAAATGAGACAATCTTTTGTTTACACTCAACACAAAGCCATTTCAACATTACTTTTTTCCTTTCTTAATTTTGTTACCATACTTTTTTGACCATTGTTTAGCAACTTTTGGTTTAGTTTTATACATAGATTTACGTTGTTTCACAGATTTAAAAGGCATGAGGATTCCTATTTCTTTCCGTTTAATAAATTCATTGCGGGTTTCAACCCATAAATACTACCGAAGATTCCTACCAAAAGCCATTGGTATATCATAGGTAATTCTGAAAAGTAATGAAAATAAATATCTAACTTTTCTTTTGTAGTCTCATCACCAAAGAATACAGCATAAGCCAAAATAATGAGAGGTAAGGAAATTATAATAAGGACAAATTCGTCCTTCCAACTCGTATCTTGTTGATTTCCAACAACTTTTTTATATTCAAGTTCGCCAGTAGCCATACGTTCAGCATGGCGTCTTCCCGCAATAGCTTCAAATTGTTTAGTTTCTTGGTGAGTTTTGAAAACCTTAAAAGCTGTTTTAATTCCAAAACCTAATAAATTAAACCACATAGTTTGCGTCCCACTCTTTCTTTAGTTTTTTTGGATACAATGGTATAGGCGGAAGGGGTATCGTTTTAATTGTCGGTTCTTTTTTTAATGTCTCGTTCTTTTTCTTTAATACTGTTTCGCATTTAAAAGCCATAGTAACCTTGCGTTTTACAAATTCTTTATCTAATTTTAGTATGGACGCTTTTACATATTCCATACACTCTGCGGTATTCGGGAATAGATGAGGAATATCGGCATTAAAACATAAATTCTGTTGTAGTGAACCCATGCCCAAAAAACAAATAAGGGCGGTTATTTTAAACATATATTATCCTATTAATAGTTGACGGACGACAACACATAGTTGCCCAAATAAAACAAAACCTATCGCACCTAAGATTCGGTAGATAGATGAAACTGATTCTTGTATGTGTTTTAGATGATTAAATTCTATTGTATGTATTGATTGTCGGATTAACTTTATATCTCCCTTCATGCGTTCCAATTCTAGTTCATGTTTATGAGTTGCCATTGGTACTCCTATTCGTCAGGCTTATTAGGAAAGATTACAATATCAGGAGTAGCAAAATCCTGTGGGACGTCTCTAAGTTCTTGTCTATAGACACGCATAGGTTCTGATAATGATGAGTCAGATAAGGCACAGAAATCAGTTTCTTTTAATAACTGGTCTCGTCTTCCTCGTATAAAGTCCCAACTTTGTTCAAAAGGTTCAATTTCATTTCCTTTCTCAACCCATGCTTCAATAGCTTGTCGGTCTTTGTTGCCCATAGAATCAGGAACAGTTAGTTCTTCACCGTCCATTGTTTCAACTTTAAAAGTTGGCATATTTGTACCTGTTTGATGGTATCTAACCTTTTTTATTTCCATTTTTAATTAAATCCTTTCTATGATATGTCAGCATTAGCTTCAACAGCAGGTGTCCCTGCATTAAGTAAGACTGCCATTTCTTGAGCAGTTGCACCACTAAATCCATCAAGACTAAATGCTGTGCCAAGTGGATTAACTTCATGTCCTGATAAGGAACTTCCACTTCCTGTTTTTGAACAACAACCTAATTGAGCAACCACAGGTGAACTATCCAATAACGTAATAGTTGGACTTGCTCTCATTTCTACTGGAAAGTTCCATGATAAATTACAAACTGTATCACTGAACCAATTACCACTTACTTCTGCACCTGTGCATTGATGGTAATATCTTTTACATAATTGCAGTACATCTCCTTTTGGTAAATGTTCATAATCAGTTTTAGAACTTCCAATTTCAAATTGTATTCCTGTTATATAAAAATTATTCGCATCACTATCCATGCAATTTACTTGTCCTACAGCCGTGTTTGCATTAGTAACTGCAGCCCAAGATGTTGCAAGTGTACCTGAAGAATAGGTTGTTCCTGCCATTAACCAAAAGCGTATTCCAAGTCCTGTTGCATTATTATTAGTTAAAGCAGCACTACCACTCGTATCACCTGCAAATGAAATTTCTTTTTGTTCCCATGTATCTGCAGAATCAACTGTATAAGATTTAGCAATATGGCGTGTTGAAGTATGTCCTCGTAATTCAACAATGTGTACACCTGTCTTTGGTGATTTAACCCAAAATGATATAGTTGTAGTATATGCACCACCTTCACCATAACGTAATTCTTGAGTTTCAAAACCTTCAAAACGTCTTTCAAGGAAAATATAATCACCTGCAGATGGAGAAGCATCAGCAGTTGTTACATCACATTTTAATGCGTAGGAAAATTCATTTATGCCCGCAGCTGCGTCTTGTGATTGTGTAATTGTTCCAAAACTTGAACCTTGTGTATAAATTCTATCTACCGTATAAGTATCTGACGCAGTAATAGTTGTTTTAGAAGTATTTCGTTGGGCAACTTGCATATCACCGTTCCAAAATAAATTTCTTCTTGTTCTTCCTGCAGCTACTTCTGCCCATATTGGATTGGCACTCGTACCTTGGGTTTTAAGGAAATAACCTGAAGTTCCTGCAGCGAGTTCAGAAGGTACTCCACTTGCAGCATAATATTGTACTCCACCTTGAGTTCCATGAGCAGTCTTTGCGAGTGTTACTGCATTGTCAGCAATAGTTACAGCACCTGCATTTGTCATTGTGGTATCACCACTTAACGCAGCATTAGTAAATCCTGTACCATCACCTATTAAAATTTCTGTTGTTGCTAAAGCTATGTCAGAAGGCACACCACTTGAGTTTGCATTTCTAACTTTAACTGTATTCGCAGCCATATCTGCAACTGATACTGTAACTTTATCTGTTGCTCCGACAACTGTATCAATTCCATCTCCACCTTCTATATCTAATGTGTTGCCATTGGCTATTGTTTGGTTTGAACCGCTATCACCTGTTAGAGTAAAGTCGTTCATTGTACTTGAAGTAATAGAAATCCAACCTGAACCATTATAATATTTAACAACATTTGATGTAGAATTATAAACTAAATCACCTTCATCATTATCACTTGCAGGGTCAGAACTTGCTACTCTATATCTAGCAGCAAAACTATTTACTCCCGCAATATTGTCAGCACATGTGCTCATTGCTGTAACGTTCGCTGAAGTTCCTAAAGTATTCATATCTGTAACAACGTCAGCAGTACCGAGAGTATTCATATCAGTAACAACGTCAGCAGTTCCTAAAGTATTCATGTCGGTAACTACATCAGCAGTAGCTAAAACGTTCATATCTGTGACTACATCAGCAGTACCCAATGTATTCATATCTGTGACTACATCAGCCGTGCCGAGAGTGTTCATATCAGCGACTACATCTGTAGTAGCGAGGATTGCCATATCAGCAACACAAGCGGACGTACCTAAGAGTCCCATATCTGTTACGGTATCTGCATTTCCTAAAAGTCCCATAGCGGTGACATTTCCTGAAGTTGCAAGTGTATTCATATCACTGACTACATCTGCTGTACCGAGTGTGTTCATATCTGCTACGACATCAGCAGTTCCTAGTGTATTCATATCTGCCACAACATCTGCTGTACCTAATGTATTCATATCCGTCACAACATCAGAAGTAGCTAAAACGTTCATATCGGTAACAACATCTGAGGTAGCTAAAGTATTAAGGTCAGCAACAATATCTGAAGTGGCTAGAGTATTCATGTCACTCACAATATCGGCTGTTCCCACAATATTCATATCGGCAATAGCGTCCGTAGTTCCTAGTAAAGCTATTTCATCTGCGACATCAGCTAATAGATTAATATTAGCAATCGTAGCGGTACTTAAATATGTGCTTGTTAAATAATTTTTTGTAACTGCGTCTTGTGCAGCAGTAGGGTCAGCTACACTTTTAATTCGTTTACTGTTAGCGTCCCAGTTAAAATCTGCTTTATCTAATGTAATTTTATCGGCAGCGTCATCTACAGCTTCCTGTCCCATAAAGAACGCTTGGTTTGAATCCGTATCCAAATCATTTTCAGTTAAAACTGAACCTGATTCATAATCCACTAACCGAGCGGCTTGACTTGTAGTTCTTCTTATTTCTATTTTGGTATCAGCAGCAGGAGCAGAAGTAAAAGTAAGGGTTGTCCCTGCGGCATTATAAGTAAAGGCAGTAGTCGCAACTCCGTCAATAGTCACAGTTATATCGGTTGTAGCACGATACGAAAATGGAATTGCGTAAGCATCTGTAGAACCGTTGCCTGTGTATCGAACAAAGCTATTTGCCATGTTAGTTTCTCCTTGTTGTGGTTATAAAATGTATTTAATCTAAAAGGGGTACTTAATAAACTTGTCTACGGAAATGTTCATCAATTGACGTGCCTTTGTTCGTCCATTTCAGTTTAAATCCTTTTTTTCCGACTTTGCCTTCTTTTATGTGTTGGCGTTGTTCGGCTTCTAAGTTGAATAAGATGTTTTCCCGTTTAATCTCAGTTTCTTTCAGTATAGGAAATTCGCTTTCCATTTTCTTATAAGCAACTGTTTCAACATCATGTATTAATTTAATAATTTCAGCTTGTTGGTAATCTTTGAAACTGTCAACAAGATTATCGGTATAACTGTGTAAAGGGCTTTCAGGGTCAGAGATATAAATTTCAATTAATTCTTTTAAATAGTAGGGCTTTCCTTTGTATTGTGTTGTCACATATTGTTTCAATTCAAGAAAACGGTCGTATGCTGTTTGTCCTTTTTTATTTCGCAGCGTCCTTAAATCAATCTGTGACTCTTTGTGCAGTTTATTCGGACGAGTGTACGCCCACTGCCGTGTTTGTTCATGCCTATTTTCTTCTTCAAAGAATTTCCAAGTCTCATCATTTTTCCAATTTGACATAGCGAAAGGTGACGACCAAATTCCTGTATCTCCGCCTATACCGAATAACCACCCTCGTTTTCGGTCTATTTTTATACCTAAAGCATTTCGTTTAGGCATAATTCTGTCTACATCAGTAAAAGGATTTAACACTCTTAGGCGGTCAGTCATATTCCATACTTCCCGTTCCCAACTATCTTTTATTCGATTTTTATAACGTATGCCACTTGATAACGGAGTGATTTTATATATTCCTCTTGCCATTACAGAACCCGCAAAACGGTCAAAATCTCTATTATATAAATATGAGTCTCCTGCAATCATTTCTGCACTTTCAATCATGCCTTTTGCATAAAATTTGGAACTAAAATTTCTTGTGAGTCCCATTAATATAGAAAACGAAATATCGGTTATACGGTCAGCGACAGGTTTAGGTAATTCTTCAGTATGTTTGAAGAAATCATCAAACGCTTCTACTAAATCAGCAGCTACAAAGAACGGAGTATTGAACGGGTCGCCACGTTCCATTTTTCTAAAGCTTCCACCTGTGACTCTTTCTTTTTCTCCTTCACCTTCGGTTGTCCACTGACTTTCATCAGTTTGCATTGCATACGATTGCCAACCTGTGAATTTTGACCTTTCTTCATTTACTCTAAAATCTTTTGACCCACCGCCTGTGACTTTTCCAGTTACAGCCGCCCATATTGCTGTACCCCACAACGCCCACGCAGCAGATAAACGTGCTTTTGCTTCCATTGCAGCTTCTTGATTAAGGTACTTACCTGTTGCGTCATCTTTCATAAGCATGTGCCGCATTTGAAATTGATACTTCCCGAATATGGGGACATGTTGTAAATTCCACCTCATTAAGTTAGACGGTGTATTAATAAAATGGAGACCTAAAGCACGAAGGGCAGGTATTTTATTTGCCAAACCAAGAATCGCTCCCGTAACTCGTCCCTCAGTTTTACCTGTTTTAGGGTTAATGGCAAATGCTCCTTGTGTATACGTTACTTCACGGGCATAGTTCATAGCGTCATTAACAATGTTTCTATCAGCTTCCGTAAATCCTTCTCTATTCCATTTATGTTTTATAGGTTTAGGATACATTTCACCTGCAGTTTTTCCTGCTTTGCCTTTTATTTCATGTTTACCGACACGCCCAACAACGGATTCTTTTTCCATATACTTGTTAAAGTATTGGTCAAATAATTCTTTATATTGTCCTGTTTTTTTACTATACCGTCTTGGTATTGTATCCGACAATAAGTGAGGGTGTGTCCTCGCTATAGCGGAGTTAATTTGAGCTCCCGCTCTTGCTCTAAAAGCTACGGTCTTTAAAAATTCGTCTCCTGCAGATAAAACACGGATAGGTATAGTTTGTACAAACCCTGCGGCTGCTCCTATCTTTTCTCCGACTTTACCACCAAAATGTTTACCCATTAATTTTATCCATGCTTGTAATTGTCCCTGTCGTATAGAAGTATCCATTTTGTTATGTAAAGAATCTAAAAGAGGACGTCCTGCAACTAATGCTCTGCCTGCGGCACGCAAGCCTTCCATTGTATAAACATATTGATAAATTAATGTATCGAACGCTTCACGGAGAACAACTCTTGCACGAGCGGAATCTTTTGGTGCTAAATGTGCAGCCCGAATCATCATCACCATAGGTTTCCAGTGCATTTGAAAAATACTTGACACTAAATTCAACATGTGGGTATCGGGAGAAGACAGTAAGTTATTGTTAATATATTCTGAAGCTAAATTCCATTTATTTATCTGTCTTGTATCTTGTAAAGCCGCAATTACCTTATCATCAGTATCTAATTGTCCTACCATGTTCCAAAAATCTTTTATTTCATCTTCTGTGCCTTCCATAAGTATTTTTTTATATTTTGGGTCTTCGGGTCTACCCTGCAATTTTGACGCTTTCAATCCTAGTTTTGCTTTTTCAGGGTCAGGTGAAGTTTTACCTAACACTAATGTTTGTGCAGTGACTCGTTTATGTTCGGACGTTATGTCAGCAAGGAGATTTAGTTCCCCTCTACGTTCTTCTAGTGTTGCGAGCACTTTTGCCATTTTGTTTTTTGAGATAGTTTCCCAATTTGTCATGTGTGCTAATTTATAAATATGGTCAGCGTTCTTAACTAACATGTCATTTAAAGCGAGCACTGTTGCAGCGTATTCTCCACCACGCCCATTTTTAATATAGTTCATGGCGTCCCGATAAACTTTTTCAGGGTCTTGTCCCAGTTTAGACGCCATTTGCCGAATTTTTTCTTCAGTTAAAATATTCCATTTTGATTTAAGTTTTGGGCGGATTTGGTCGCTTAATAGTTTTATAACCTGAATTGCTTCTTTATGTTTTTGCCCTTTTCTTGATAAACGCCAAAGATTTAACAATTCTTTAGGCGGTTTAGATTCTTCTGTAATTTTAGTAGGGCTAATTTTTTCTTTCTTCTTCTTCTTCTCTGCGGCTGTCATCTTTTTCTTTTTTACAGGGCGTTCAGCGTTCTTTATGGTTGTTTCTAAATCAACTTTTTCTGCACCACGTCTAGTATCTACTATATCTTTGTCTATACGATTCAGTCTTTCTTCTACTGTTGCAGATGTTTCATAAAGTTGGTTTTCAACATTTTCACCAATCTTGAGTTTTTGTTTTTTGGTTTTAAATTCATATAAATCAGTTTTTACATGATGGTCACGGGTTACATCTTCAAACAGTTTTTCTCCTCGAATCGTTTTTCCCCACTTCTTATCCATTGTAGCTACGCCATAGTTATGTAAATCTTCCATATTCTTGCCGTAACGATTTAATTCTCGTCTTCCTTTGTATTTAAAACCCCCATAAGTAAACGCACCACCAAACACTGTGCCAAAACCGAACCCTGCACCTGTTGAATACCCAAGACGTTTTAAATCAAATTCGGATTGAGCACCTGTTTCTAAACCAACTTGTTGTGACATCAAATCATGTATCCCTGCAATGCCCGCATTAATTCCCCCTTCGATTAAAGCACCTTGCTGTACCGTTTTTCGCAAGGCTTGCTGTTGGGCGTCTTTCTTCACATCTTTTAACAGTTCCTTTCTCATGGTTGCTGCCGTTTTATCTTTTAACGCCTTTCTCATTGCAGTCCGATATGCGACTTTTGCACCCGCACCGCCAATTCCAAATCCAATAAGATTCACAGGGTCAAGAACCATAGCACCACCAAAATCTTTCAACCACTCTCCAAAATTGCGATTAGGGTCGTCCCAAAAAGATGGTAATTTGAGATAAACTTCATTGATGTATGCTAAATCACCTTTATATGTTTCGTCTCGCTCCCCTGACTTAATATCGTACAACTCTTTTCCCATAGAAACAGTATTTAGATTTTTCCAAGTACGGTCATTATAAAAATAATCCAACAAATCAACGTGCGGCATTGTAAGAAATTTACTATCTTCTTCACGTTCTGCATAGAAACGTTTTAAACGTTTATAGAAGTCTTCCGTTTGCACTTCCGCTAACGCCCATTTTTTAACCTCTATATTTTCTCTTGGTTGTGCTGTTACTGGTTCAGAATCCACCGTAGATGGAGACGTTGCTGTTCCAGAAGAATATTTTTCTTTGAATCTTTTTAAAAACTCAGGACTAGGCATTACTTAACGTCCACTCCTTCCCCCACGCTTGGCGGGAAGATTCTTTTTCAATAATTTAAGAAATTGTAATATATTCGCAGGTGTGGCAACTCCCGTATCATCTGCGAAGCCAAACATTGCTGCTGCGTTCGCAAGCATATCTATTACGGGTTGATTCTCAGGAGTCGGTGCTGCAACGATAGCGTCTAAAGCTGTTATTGTTCCTCTTGCAGCGTCCCCTAATCCGCTAATCACATCATCTGCCGCATTATCTAATGCTTGATTAATTTTCGCTTGATTAGTCATTGTTTGTCGCCCAACTTTTTTTGTTGTTAATGCAGGAACAGGAACTTTCGATACTGTACTTAATACATTTCTAACAGCAGGGGTTAGACCAAGACTATGATAATCAAGTACGTCAGGAGCAGGTATATCCTGTTGGGTGTTATCCCCTGTGTCCATTATAGTTTTGGCTTCCACAACGTCCCCTGTAAATTCGGCTTGATTCTCAATGCGTTCTAATTCTTCTAGTCTATTTAGTTCTTGAATAATATTACCCAATCTTATTCTGTCTTCAGGTGAAAGTCCATCTAAGGTACCTTGACCTGTGCCTTTGTAATATGCTCCCTTAAAGGGAATAAGATTTTCTTTGTTATTTTCTATTTCTTCAGCTGATACGACTTCTTGACCTAAGCCTGCTTCTCTCATCAGTTCCTCACGCCTTGTCAACATCTTGTTATAAACATCTGCTTTTTGGGTGTCAGGCACATTGTACAAATCACCACTGAGAGCAAGACGGTCAATATCAACAACAGTTGGTTGCTGTCCACCTTCGAGAATAAAATGTTTTCGTGGGATATAATCTCTTGCCCACTGACCCCACTGAGAATTAATGTCTCCACCTTTGCCTACTATTCCAAACCACTCTTGTGCTAATTCCTTATAATACATTAGTTTTGACTTCCTGTTATCTTTCCGCCCTTCGACTTTCACCCATGTTTCGTACTCCAACATACGGTAAGTCATAAACCTATTGAAACTCGTTTCAGCCGCACTTTGTATATAAGTTGCATAGTCACCCCTGTCTAAAGGACTAAGCTGAGAGTCTTTTCTTATCTGATTCCAAACTAGACCTACCTGTCCTTTTATATCTTCATAAGAAAGAGCTTTTGCTGAGTTAAAACTTGAATCGTCATTAAAAGGTGAACCACCATGTTTGTCGAACTCTTGTATCATGTTCCATGCTCGTGTATAATCCGTTATATTATAGTTGTTGTCTAAAAAGTATTGTAGTAATCCGTCAGGGTCAGCACTGAATCTACCGTCCGTTATGTGTTGCCAAATCTCGTCATCATCTAAAGCGACAGTATTTTCTTGTGCACTTAGTTTTCGGAAATCAGAAATTAAATAACCATAGCCCTTTTCCCTATATTCAACATATAATGCGTCTAGTTTTTCCTCACGTTCTTTGCCCGCTTCGGTCGTTGCGTATATTTCTATAAGGGCATTTGTACCTGTTTTTACGGCTTGTTTCATTTCATAGTCTTCGTTAGTGCGTGCTCTAGTTATTAATTGTTGTTTTTTTGTTTTTAATTGCTCAAAAAGCGTTGTAACGACTCCATCTGCGTCTCCGCCATATTGTTGTAATAAACTTTTGCGGAAAGTTCCGTCCTCACCTACTCCTCTGTTTCCTATTAACATTTCTATTGCTATGTCAATCTCGGCTTCCGTTTCTGCTCCTGCACCAATTTGTTGTGCCGTCCTAAGTAAAATATCTTTTTTATCTTGGTTTGAAATAAAAGAATCAGGTTCACCATACTGATTTAGAAACTCAGGATTAGAATTTTCTAATATTGCATTGATTTCTGCTGCAGTTGTTACTTCTTTACGAGCGATTTGTGACATCAATAATGCGGATATGTTGGACATTTTTTTGTTATGCGCTGTCTTTCCTCTAAATATAGCGTCCGCTAATTTTTCTTTTTCAAACCACGGGTTAAATTCGGTAGCAAATCCTTTTGATTCCGCAGAAGACATTGTAGAAAAATCAGGTAAGTATCCACTTTGAGAAACAAATTCTTCAAAGGATTGCGATTCCCAATTACCTTGTTGGTATTCTATCTTTGCTTTTTCTAAACCATTAATAGCGTCCGTAGCCCGAAAACGTCCGTCCATACCATCTATGGCAGATTTGGCATACATACTTTCTAATTCAGGGTGTTGTCCACTCATAATTTCTTGGTGTATGTTATCAGCAGATTTTCCTGACATACGCAGTTGGTTTAATTTAATTGTTGCAGTTTCGGACACGTCACTGATATAGTTTTTAGTATAGGCTTCCATAAATGGAGTAGCTTCAGTTTTTAGAGCGTTCGCCAAATCACCTGCAGGAGTTCGTGTAGGAACTGCGGGTTGACCACCATAAGTAACCCCGCTATATTTTCGACTTACTTGAGAACGATAACGTGCGTCCCCATAATCTTTTTTAATAATCGGCATTATGTAACAACCTTTCCTGTAATAGCGTCTTTACCATACCCACGAAAGAATAAACGTTCACTGGCAGGATTACCAAGATAACTGCCAACTGCTCCCGCAATGCCCATACCTAATTTCAATCCACTAGGTTGAACAACAGGAGTAAATTTACTATAAGTACGTTTCATTTCAGCGTAAGCGTTTCCTTGTTGATTCGACAACATAATCATATCACCAAGATAATCTTCTTGTACTTGGTTATAATCTAAATCCGAAAGAGCACCAATATCTTGCACCACTCGTGTAGGATTACCAAATCCTGAATTAAGTGCTGTAGCACGGTCTCGTCTTTTCTGTTGTTTAAGTTTAAATTCTGATAAGGCTTTAGAACGGGCAGCACGTCCTCTTTCTGTTTCAATTCTTTCTAAATCTGTTAAATAAGCCATATTGGCATTTCGCATAGCTATTTTTTGTGACCTTAATTTCATAGCCGCCAGTTGTTGTTCGTGTTGGTACTCTGCCATAGACCCTAACATTTTCATGCCTGAAGTCATTTCATGGAGCGGGAGTTCCCGACCAATAGATAACATAGAACCGAATAACGTAGGTTGTGCTACATTGACTAAATGAGGTACTCGAAGGACTCCTGTGGTAAGTGAGGGGAGACTGGAAAGACCCATACCCACACTTTGAGCACCTGTCCCTGCCATAACCATTTCTGAAGCAGCTAATGGAGCTGCCGACCCTATACCCGCAAACGCACCTGCAGCATAAGGAGCAGCTAACACTAATCCTGCTATTGCTAGATTACGTCCCATACTACCGCACATTGTTTGTCTCCATTTCTTTTAACATTAATAAGAAGGGCAGTTTCCCAACCCCAAATTCATTGAGTTCTTGTTTAGGTTCAAAACCTAAGTGTTGTAACCATTTCAAAACTTTCCAATTTCTACGGTCAACAAAATTATATAAATATTGATAATCTTTACCCATTTCCTTTATCCAATGGGGACACTCTTTAATAAAAGTTTTGTTATGCTTAAATAAATCTTCTGCAGCAAGTAGCCATGCAATACCATAAGTATCTAAATCGCTAGGTGCGACTCCAAACATACCCACAAGTCCTTCTTTACCTGTTCCTAATATTGAATACACACGAGAATCATCAATAGTAAATGGTGTGACTAATGCTTCGAGTGGGCTTATATCATCTGCTGCCCGTAGTTCTTCTCTATCGGCTTTACGCATTTTAGGAGCAAGTTCTAAAGCGTCCGCAAGCACTGCAACACGGACATACGCTTTTTCTTTTAATTGTTGTTCCATATTATACCCTTGTTGAACGACTGTGATAATATCCTTCAATATCGGCTGACGCTATCTGCACAGGCAGATGTGAACTGCTTTTAATATCAAAAACAAATCGTGTATTTCTACATTGAATAGGAATATTAATTGTTCCTGAAGTAATAGCAGGAGCGTCTATGGTGCTTTCTGATGTACCAATCACATACCCGTTCATTTCTTTAGTAAATGTATCTCTATTGTTAGGTGTAACTTCTACTTTGAAAAATCCTGAATCTTGGTAGTCTAACGTAATCTGACGAATTTGGTAACGCCCTGTAGTAATCGCCACTTCAGCACGTCCCTTTGTTTGACGAAGATATTGCGTACTTAATGTATATTGGGATTCATAAGGAATACCGACATATAAATCTGTATGATTACCAACTAAAGTAAAACTAGTTGCAGGAGTAACAAAATTTGTAACAGCTAATCTTACAGGGTCAGAAGAAGTCACAGTTAAATTTGAAGCTCCTGCCACTGCTCTTGTAACTGTAATTACATTTGATGCAGGATTAGGAGCTGAATATCCCGCTAAACCATTAATACCATAAAGGCTATAAGCTCCGACAGCAATATTATCTGCTGTAGATGCCGCATCTACTCCTACACTAAATTCATTTGGATTAGTAGTTGGGTTTGTTGCTGTCCCTGTCATTGTTGTAGAAACACCCGCATTGTCCGTAAATGTGAGAGTAGTTCCGACAGCAATGTTGAGTGCATCTGTAACTGTAATTGTGCAAGTTGCATTAGCGGCATCTGTAAGAGCATAATTTGTTCCATCAGTTCTATCAACTGCCATTAATCCGTCTTTATATCCATACGGAGAAACAAAAGTTGTTAAACCAGTGCCACTAGCATAAGTTCCTGTTACTGGTGTTCTTTTATCAATATATACACCAAAACCTAGTGTTTCATCTTTTAAATTTCTTAAATCTATTTTAAATAATTTTGTAGTTTTTCCTTCAGCCGTAAATAAATAAATAATACTTTCTACTGAAAATCCACCGAGTATTTTA